TAAAATTGGTATTACAAATATTAAAGCAGCTGGTTCTGTAAATGGTACTGATTATGGTACATTTACATTAGTTGTAAGAGACTTTACTGATACAAATAAGAAAAAAGTAGTATTAGAAACATTCTCTAATATAAATTTAGACCCTAATTCTCCTAACTACATTTCAAGAGTAATTGGTGATAGAAAAAGAGAAATTGGTGCTGATGGTAAAATTACGGAAAGCGGTGATTGGGTAAACAATTCTCAATATATTAGAATAGCAAACTTAAATGAAAATGCACCTGTACAAGCAGTACCATTTGGACATTCGGCATATAAATTACCTATATCAGCATCATCCGCAGTAGGAGCATTAGTTCCAGCAGTAACTTTCGTAAGTTCTTCTACAACTGTATATGGTGGTATTGATTTAGATAACAATACTGACAACTCAATCTACTTAAAACCAATTCCAACAGGAGCAGGTATAGGTTCTAACTCTGTATTCGGATTAGATAGTGCAGCAACTAACGGAACGGCTTTAGCAGTGGGTTCAACATCTGCACAATTTGTTGTAGCATTCCAAGAAGGTTTTGATGGTATGAGTCCAGCAACTCCAATCTATAAAGGAGAATTAATAAACGCAGGTAACTCACAAGGTTTTGATTTAACAAATTCAACATCATCTGGTTCAGTAGCATATGGTAAACATATCGCAGCTTTATCAAACGCAGACGAATTTGATATCAATATGGTAGTAACTCCTGGTGTTATTAGAAGATTACATAGTTCAGTAGTAACTTCTGTTTTAGATATGGTTGAACAAAGAAATGATTGTTTCTATATTATGGATTCAACATCTATAAATGATTCAGTTACACAAGTAACAACTGAATCCGGAGCAATTGATTCAAATATGGTAGCAACTTACTATCCTTGGATTAAGACAATTGATGTTAATACAAACAAATTAATCGCAGTACCACCATCAGTATTATTACCAGGTGTATTCGCAGCAAACGATAGAGTAGCAGCAGAATGGTTCGCACCAGCAGGTTTGAATAGAGGTGGATTAGTAGGAGCAGTTAGTGTATTGAATAGATTAACTCAAACTGAAAAAGATACATTATATGAAGGTAAAGTAAACCCAATCGTACAATTCCCAGGACAAGGTATTGTAGTATTCGGACAAAAAACTTTACAAGATAGACCATCTGCATTAGACAGAATCAACGTAAGAAGATTGTTGTTAACTGTAAGAAAATACATCGCATCTACTTCAAGATACTTAGTATTTGAACAAAACACCGCAGAGACAAGAAATAGATTTTTAAACATCGTTAATCCTTATTTAGAATCAATCCAACAAAGACAAGGTTTGTACGCATTCCGTGTTGTAATGGATGAGACTAATAACACACCAGATGTAGTAGATAGAAACATTATGAAAGGTGCTATCTTCTTACAACCAACTAAGACAGCTGAATTCATTCAAATTGATTTCAACATTTTACCAACTGGTGCAGCATTTAACGGATAATTTAGAAAATAGATATTTATAATAGAACAATAAAAATAAAAAGAAATGCCAGATATTTTAACCTTTGATAAGATGTTTTATAAGAATTTCGAACCAAAACTTGGTAACAGATTCATTATGGAAATCAACGGTATCGAATCATACATCATCAAAACAGCAAATAGACCAACTTTCACATCGGAAGTAGTTGAATTAGACCACATCAATGTAAAAAGAAAGATTAAAGGAAAATCTACATGGGATGATGTTACTATCACTCTTTATGACCCAATCGTACCATCAGGTGCACAGCAAGTTATGGAGTGGGTTAGACAATCACATGAGTCATTAACAGGTAGAGACGGATACTCTGCATTCTATAAAAAGGATATCACATTCTTCTTATTAGGACCAGTTGGTGATAAGGTTGAACAATGGACTTTAAAAGGTGCATTCATCACTTCGGCTAACTTCGGTGAGTTGGATTGGGCATCAAACGACCCATTGTCAATTGAATTAACATTGGCATATGATTACGCTATTTTAGAATACTAATCTAAAAAATATAAAAAGAAAGGGGATGCAGAAATGTTATCCCCTTTTTTATTTTTTTAAAAACGTAATATATATAATAAACACATTAGTTATATTATGGAACAAAACATTGAACAACAAGTTACGAGAGGTTTAGGTAATACACCAAATCAACAACCAAGAAAAGATTATCCATTTCCAACGGAAGTTATTAGTTTACCATCGAAAGGATTGGTATATCCGGAATCATCTCCCCTATCATCGGGAGAAATTACAGTTAAATTAATGACTGCAAAAGAAGAAGATATTTTAACTTCTACAAACCTAATTAGAAAGGGCATTGTATTAGATAAATTATTAGAATCAATTATAGTTGATACGTCAATAAACATTAATGATTTACTAATTGGAGATAAAAATGCTATTTTGATTTCATCAAGAATATTAGCATTTGGTCCTGAGTATGGTGTTACAATCAATGACCCTAATGAAAACGAACCAGTTGAAGTAAAAGTTGATATGAGTCAATTAAAGATTAAAGAAATAGATGAATCAAAGTTAAATAGAAATAACGAATACGATTTCATCCTTCCTAAAACTAAAACTCCAATTAAGTTTAAGATAATGACTCATGGTGATGAAGTTGCAGTAAATAAAGATATTGAAGCAAGTGAGAAAATCACAAAACAAGGTAACGATATACAAGCTAGATATAGAAGATTAATAACAGAGATTAATGGTAATAGAGAGATTGGTTATATAAGTAATTATGTAGCTAACCAATTATTAGCAGCAGATTCAAAGGCACTTAGAAAACACATTTCTGAAATGTCACCGGATGTTGATTTAACCTTTGATTATACTTCACCTTTTACTGGCGAAACGGAGGCGCTTAAAGTCCCATTAGGGATTAACTTTTTTTACCCTGCCGACTAATTATAGTACTTTTTTACATAAAAAAATATTTAGTATGGTTTACTCATCCAATGGAGGTTTCAATTGGCATGATGTTTATTTTATGCCTATTAAGTTAAGAGATTTCTATTGGAACGAATTAATACAATCAAAAGAAGCGGAGGCAGATGCAATGAAATCGGCATCAAAAGGAGTATCTTCTTCAGCAAGACGTAGATAAACAATTTAATTTTATATTTATATAAGAATACAAAAAAATAAAGATATGTCAAAACTTTTATTTGAAAGAAATGTGTTTCAAAAACTATTGGATTTGTTTTTCAAAGCAAAATCGAATGGTAATGAAGACCAATATATTTCTAAAATCAAACATGCAAATCCAGAAGTAGCAGATGCATTCGCAGATTTGGATAGACAGTTTGTAAAAAATGCTCTGAACACAAAAAAAATCCTTCAGGGTTATGGAATGGATACATCCAAAGTAGACGATTTTCTTAAAAAATATTATAATAAATTGTAATTTTTATAAGTGGCAGATAACAAAAGATTAAGTCAGTTAAAAAAAGATAAAAAAGAACTTCAACAAAAAGATGTATCTGGTATATCCGACCGTGCCTTTGATAGAAGAATAAGACAAGAACAAGATATAAATGATTTAATTGAAGATAGAATTCAATTAAATAAAGATATTTTAGCCAATGAAGAAGCTTACAGTGATGCATTAGCAAGTGTTGGTAAACAACTTGGTAAAAATGGTGCATATTACAAAGAATTTAAGAAACAAAATGATGAGTTAGGACTCTCAATGGATAAAATAAATGCTATTCTTAAAAAATCAAAAAAATTAACACAAGAACAGAGAGATAGTGCGCAAGATGCAGCTGCAGCATATAAAGAAGGTCGACTTGGTATACAAAGTGCATTTGCCGAACTTGTAAAAAATAAAGATGCAAATGTTGATATAGAAGAAATTATAAACGAACAAATAAAAACTCAAAAAGAATTTGCAGAAAGTATAACGAGTACAAGGGGTAACGCGGGTAAGTTAAAGAAAGCATTTGAAGAAAACGTAGAAACGTTAGAAAAAATGGGCCCTGCATTAAAAGCTGCAGCCAAAGATATGAAAAATATCCAAAAGTTGGGAGATAAGTTGAGTCATACTGGTTTTGGTGGAATAATCAATCAAGGATTGGAAATATCTAAAGCGGTAACTGGAAAAGGTCCAGGCAGTATTGGTGATATTGCAAAAGCACAGGCAGACAAAAGAGGTGCACTAGGTTTAACCGGACAAGCAGCACCAAAAGCTGGCTCAATGATGGGTGCACTTAGTGGTATAGCAAAATTTGCAGGGCCAGTTGCATTAATAGGAACTGCACTATTTGGTATAGCAAAATTTGTTGATAGTGGTGGTATATCCTCACTAAAATCAGCTGCAAAGATGTTGTCTGGTAATAAATTAATGGGTGAAGGTGATATTAAAGACAAAGCTAAATCATTAGAAGGAACTGAGGAATTTAGAAAGATAAATGCTAAATACAATTACATAAAACCATTAGAAGAAAGACAAACAAGAGAAAAAGAAATGTTTGACTATTCTAAGCAGAATTATGTTCAAATGGTTGAATATGAAAATTCATTGGTTAAAGATGAATTAACTTATCAATTAGGTCTGAAAAAAGACGCTATTGCTTTTGGGCATCAACAGGCAATGCAAACAATGGAAGCTGAAGCAGGTAGACGTAAAGCTTTGTTTTTAACCGGAATGAGTCAATATAAGAAATCATTGATAGTTTCCGAAAGAGCATTACAGGCTATCGGGTCATCAACCGATGCAGTGTTGGATAGTATTAAAGATATTGGTGTAAAAATGGGGGTAGCATTATCGGAACAAATAAAGATGGCAACATCTGCAGCCGGTATGGGTAAACTATATGGTTCAAGTGGTGAGGATGTTTTAAAAATGTCGAAAAGTTTCCGTTTAATGGACAAATCATCAGCTAAAGTCGCATTTAATAATGTTGCGGGTTTAGGTGCATTTGCAAAAATGAATGATATGTCACCTGCACAATTGTTTAAGCAAATGGCAGATGCATCGGAAGAAGTTATGAAGTATAGTAATATGACGACTTCACAATACGCAAGTCAGGCAGTATTACTATCCAATATGAATGTTTCTATGAAAGATATGGCAGCAGCTTCGGGAACAATGGTACTTAATTATAAAGATAGTATCAAATCCGAAATGAGTTTGTCTGCAATGTTAGGTAAAAATGTAAACCTTTCGGAAGTTAGAGCTAGATTAATGAGTGGAGATATGGCAGGTGGAGCGTCCGCATTAAAATCGGCATTGGGTGGAGTTGATATTGGTTCAATGAATGCATTTCAAAAACAAGCATTATCACAATCAACTGGTATGGGTATAGACCAATTAATGTCATTAACTCAATCAGGAGGTGGCGGTGTTAAAGGAACATTAGAACAACAGGCCGGATTGAAAACAGGTGCAGACATCGCTGAGGGTGCACATAAAATGGATGTTTCATTGGCGGGAGCAAGATTGGGAATGGAACAAGCTCAAAGAAAAGAAATGTTGAAATTTGAGCAAAGAGAAAGAATGATTATGTTACAACTTGAACAGGCTCAAAAATTGGAAATGTTAGAAGTTGAAGCATATTTTAGAGTTAAATATACGAAGGAACTGGAACAAGACCATGAAAAGCAAATGGCAGCAGCTCGAAAATTAGAAGAAAAGGGTGCAAGTTATTTCTTGGGTGGTGGTAAAAATCTGACCAATCAAGCTTTTGCAGGATTAGAAGGAAAGGGTGTAGATAAAGGTATACAATTAACTTCTATGATGAGTCAAATGGTAGATTCCAATAAAATTGGTGGTGGTGATATGAGAATTGCCGAATATTATGCTGCACAATTTGAACTTGCTGAAACTTATAAAAACCAACCTGATGTTCTTGCACAAAAATTAGAAGAAACATACGATAGAATATTTACAAAAGAAGCAGCGGCACAAAGACAAGAAAACGAAAAAGAAAGGGCATTACAACTTAAACAAAATGAAAGACTTCTAAACATTGCAATGGCAATGGATGATGTGAATAGATTAAAAGGTGGTGATGATAAATTTGAAGAATATGCAAAAAAATACAAAGTAAGCCATGAAGAAAGAGTAGCTGCAAATAAATTATTAAATGCAGGAAATACAACCGGTAGAGGACTGAATAAAGACGCTGTAGCGGCCTTAAATAGTACAGTCGCAGCTGCATCAACTAAACCTGCTGTAAAAGCATCAGGAGAAGTTAAAAAGAACACTACAACTACAACAGGAGGTAAAACTGGTACAACGGTCACAAAAACAACATCAGCACCCGTACCTGCACCACCTGCAAATAAAGACATATATACATTAACAGAAAAAGGATTTAATAATTCTGTAATAAGTGGTAATATGCAGATATCAACATTGAAAGCTCTAAAAAACCTATCAGGAAATGGTTATACAGAATTATTAAGAAGAGCGGATATATCAAACGAATTGTTGAATGAATTGATTATCGTAACTAACAACACCGCCACAACGCCGATTACTTTGGATGGTAAACGTCTTAATACCGCATTCACCAAAGTAAAAGCTAGAATGTACGGACTAGCTAAAGATAGAGGAATGTTTTAAAGTAAAGGAATAAATTTCTATTATGAATATTTATATTAAAGGAAATTTATTAGATGGCAACAATCAGCGATTTATTTAAGAGTAGAGTAAATGAAATTTATGGTAAATCCGAAAAAATAAGGATTGACACTCGTGGAATTATAAATGCTCCAAGAGGAGCAGCTCTATTGACATCTTCTCCGGACGCATTATCTGATTTAATAGGAAATCAAGTCGGAGGTGCATTGGGTGGTTCAGCAAATAGACCTACCGATACTATATTTCGTAAACCAACTGGATTTTTTACAAAATCAATTTCATTATTAGCACCAACTCAAGCATTATTAAAAGATGCTGTAAAAGAAGGTGACTCTTATTTTGTAAAACAATCACCGGCACCACCATCACCAAAATCGGTACTTAAATCAACTGACCAAACTGTGGGTCGTGTGTTGTTATCTTCAATTAATAAATTTGGTTCTGCAAATGGATTAAAAAAATTAAAAGATGCTTTAAAGAAAAACACAACCGCAGAAAATCAATATGGAGCAAAATTTAGTAAAACTACATTGGATGGAAAAACTTATTTAGATAAAAAGGTAGCATTTTCTAAAAATGCAGGAAATACAAACGGATATTATGAAGAAAACGAAATAAACTCAACAACCGGTTTACCTGAATTTGATGTTGAAACAAACAGATATATAA